CAAGGATGACGATCCGCTTGAGGATCCGTCATGCTGGGTGAAGGCGAACCCGCTTCTCGGCACGATCCTGACCGACGAGTATCTGGCGGGCGTTGTGGCGGAGGCAAAGGAAGTCCCCGGCAAGCTGAACAACGTGTTGCGCCTGCATTTCTGCGTCTGGACAGACGCCGACAAGGCGTGGATGCCGCGTGCGACCGTCGACAAGGTGATGTCCGACTGGGATTTGCCCTCCGACGGCCCGCTGCTCTTGGGTGTCGACCTTTCCGGCACGAAGGACATGACTGTCGTGGCCTGCGTGCAGCCGACCGGGTTTAAGACGGTAACGCGCGAGGGCGGTGAAACCACCGAATTGCCGACCTACGACGCATGGATTGAGGCGTGGACGCCCGGCGATACGCTTGCGGCGCGCGTTCTGGCCGATAAGCAGCCATACGATGTGTGGGTTCGGGATGGCTATCTGAATGCTCCCGAAGGTCCGCGCATCCGTTTCGACATCGTCGCGGCGCGCGTGGCAGAACTTGACCGCCAATACGACATCCAGTCGATCGCATACGACAACTACGCCTATTCGGCCTTCAAGGACGAACTGGACGTGTTTGGTGTAGATGCCGAGCAGTTGCCGCACCCTCAAGGTGGCAAGGTGCGAGCCAGGTCGTCTGAAGAAAAGATCGAGGCGGCGAAAGCCGCAGGCGAGAAGCCTCCATTGGGGCTGTGGATGCCCGGGTCAGTCACTGAGCTTGAAAACCTCATCATCGATGGGCGCATTCGGCTTCGGTCAAATCCGGTCTTGATGACCGCCCTGATGGGCTCGACGTTCAACCACCCGCCCGACCCTCACGGCAATCGCTGGTTTGTAAAGACGCGCGCCAGCGTGCGTATCGACGCTGCCGTGGCTTTGGCAATGGCGGTTGGGGCTGCGGCGGACAAGCCCACGCAGAAGCAAGATATCGACGATTTCGTGAACAACATCGTCACCGTCACATGGTGACGTGAACAAGGAGCGGCCATGGGCCTTTTGACCTGGCTGGGGAAGCCGTTCGGTCTGCTTTCCGGCCCGTGGCGCGCGTTCTTCGGGATGTCGACGCCCAGCGGGGAGACCGTCACATATGACCATGCGCTACAGCTCGATGCTGTCTGGGCGTGCGTGAACCTGATTTCCAACGCCGTGAAGACGCTGCCTTGCAATGTCTACAAGGGCGACGGCGTGATCATGGACATAGGAAACCCGCTGTATGAATTGCTACACGACATGCCGAATCTGGACGACAGCGCGTCCGATTTCTGGGGCATGGCGGCGCTTTGTCTTTGTCTGGACGGGAACTTTTTCGCGGAGAAGAGGCGGGTAGGTGAGCGGCTGGTTGCGCTTAATCCGTTGAACCCGCTTTCCGTTGAGGTGAAGCGCGACTCGCGCGGCCGTCGCGTTTACGAGGTGACTGAGCAGTACGAGAACGGCAAGAAGGGCGGTGTCCGCAAGATTGCTGAAGACAACATGCTGCATGTCCGCGGCATGGTTATGCCGGGGCAGGATCGTGGTCTGTCGCCAATCGCCGCGCAGCGGAATGTCATCGGCAACGCGATGGCGGGAGAGAAGTCGGCGGGGCGGCTCTACAAGAGCGGTCTTATTTCAACGACCTTCCTCATGTCCGACCAGACGCTGAAGCCTGAGCAGCGCAAACAGATCGCGGATTCACTCGGTGCGTTCGCTGGCGCAGATAAGGCAGGCGGCATTGCGGTCCTGGAGGCCGGGCTCACGCCGCACTCGTTGAACATCAACCCGAAAGACGCGCAGCTTCTGGAGGCGCGGCAGTATTCGGTTGAGCAGATTTGCCGAATTTTTGGCATCCCCCCAGTGATGATTGGTCATGCGGCCAATGGCACGACAACGTGGGGGAGTGGGATTGAGCAACTGATCCTGCAATTCACGAAAACCTGCCTGACGCCGCTGCTGCGCTCTATCGAAAGCGCGATCTATCGCGACTTGCTGGATACGAAAACGCGCAAAACGACCGTCGTCAAATTCAATATGGAAGGGCTCCTGCGGGGTGACAGCGCCGCGCGGGCGGAGTTCCTGTCCAAGATGGTTACGAACGGCATCTACACGCCGGACGAGGCGCGTGCCTACGAAAACAAGGCTCCAGAACCCGGCGGCGCTCGCCTGATAGTGCAGGGCGCGATGGCCCCGCTTGAAACGCTGGGCCATAACGGTGGCCCACTCCTGGATACGCCGACGGCCGATCCCGACAAACGCGCCGCTTAAGGAAAATCATGAAATTTGAAAACCTGATGGCCGCCTTTGAGGCGGAGCCTTGGGCTATTCAGCGCGAAAAGCTTGGCTTGCTGGCTGATGTTATCGTAGCGCGCGCTCAGGGCGAGAAGTTGGTGGACTCGGAAGTCGCTACGGCCATTTCCGACGCTCGCGCCCGCGAAGTCGCCAGTATCGACGGTGCGGTGGCTGTTGTTCCGGTCTATGGCGTTCTGGCGAACAAGATGGACGCTTTCTCCGCCATGAGCGGCGGCACGTCCTATGCCGGCATCAAGAAGGCCCTGCACGCTGCGCTGTCTGATGACGACGTGAAGGCCGTCGTTCTGGATATCGACAGCCCCGGCGGCTCGGTGCCCGGCACGGAGGAACTTTCCAACGAAATTCGTAGCCTGCGTGGCGGCGAGAAGCCGATCATTGCGCATGTCAATTCGCTGGCTGCAAGCGCAGCCTACTGGATTGCGGCGTCTGCGGACGAGATAGTCGTAACGCCTTCCGGGCGAGCCGGTTCCATCGGCGTCTATACAGCGCACGACGACATTTCGGTTGCGTTGGAAAAGCGCGGCATCAAGCGCACCTACATCAGCGCCGGCAAACACAAGGTCGAGGGCAATGAAACCGAGCCAATCGGCAAGGACACGCTCGCGCACATTCAGGATGGCGTGAATCGGTCTTATAGCCGCTTCGTTGCGGCCGTTGCTGAAGGTCGCGGCACGACAGTCGGCAAGGTCGAGGACGGCTACGGGCAGGGACGGACCTTCTTTGCGGAAGCCCTGATGGACCGCGGCATGGTGGATCGCATCGCGACGCTGGAGCAAACCCTTGAGCGTTTCGGTGCAGAGACGCAACCAGCTGCCGTTCGGCGCATCAAGGCCTCCAATCAGGCTAGGCGCGAGGCCGCAGAAACGCTGGCCGCAAAGATGACGGCGGGCGAACAGATTACGAAACGCGAGTTTGAGCATGGCATCAGGGGACTGATGGGCTTGAGCGGAGCAGAGGCAGAGCGGGCCGCTCGGCTCTACCTCAAGAAGGATCAGGGGGAACCTGATGTCGATGCGGAGGCTGCCGCTTTGGCAGCGGTCGAAAGGCTTCTGACCGAAGCAAAATCCTTCCGCGTCTGACGCGGTTCCTTGCCGCCTGCGGGCGGCCCATCCAAACATTTTTCGAAAGGAGATTGGCTCATGGCCGATCCGAATACGCTTGTCGAGCGCATTGGCGAGCTGGGCGAGTCCCTCGCCACCATCAAGGAAACCGTTGGCAACCTCGCCTCCGATTTCACCGCGAAGCTTGCTGCTTCCGGCGAGGTTTCCACCGAACTGACTGGCAAGGTCGACAAGGCGCTCAACGAGCTTGGCGAGGCCACCACGCGCCTTGGCGAGCTTGAGAAGCGCGCTGCGCGTGAGCGCGAAGACGTTGCGGCGGGTCCGCGCGACATCGGTGACATTGTTGTCGGTTCCGAGAAGTTCAAGGCAACCGACGTTTCCGGTGGCTGGCGCGGTTCGATCCGCGTGGGCATGGAGCGCGCAGACATCACTTCGGGCAACACCACTGTTGGCGCTGGTCGCTCGGCTGGTACGTCTCTGGTCCCGGGTGCCCGCGTTCCGGGTATCGTTGCCCCACCGAACCGCCAGTTCACCATCCGCGACCTGCTCGCGCCGGGCCGCACTTCGGCGTCGAGCGTCGAATTCGTCAAGGAAACCGGCTTCACCAATGCCGCCGCCCCGGTTGCGGAAGGCGCTCAAAAGCCGAAGTCGGACCTGCAATTCAATCTGTTCACCACGCCGGTGCGTACCATTGCGCATATCTTCAAGGCGTCGCGACAGATTCTCGACGACGCTCCCGGCCTTGCGAGCTACATCAACGCGCGCGGCACTTACGGGCTGAAATTCGTTGAAGAGGGCCAGATCCTCAACGGCGACGGCGCGGGCCAGAACCTTGACGGCATCCTGAACCAGGCCACCGCATTTGCGCCGGCCTTCAGCGTCGCCAACGAGACCGGCATCGATCGTCTGCGCCTGGCGATTCTGCAGGTCATTCTGGCCGAATACCCGGCGAGCGGCTTTGTGCTGCACCCGACCGATTGGGCCAAGATCGAACTGACCAAGGACCTCGGCGGCAACTACATCGTCGGCAACGCCCAGTCGCCGATCGGTCCGACCCTGTGGGGCCTCCCGGTCGTCCAGACCCAGGCAATGGCGGCTGGTGAGTTTCTGACCGGCGCGTTCAACCTTGCTGCGCAGATTTTCGACCGCATGGACGTGGAAGTTCTTCTGTCGAGCGAGAACGTCGACGACTTCGAGAAGAACATGTTCACGATCCGTATCGAGGAGCGTCTTGCGCTGGCGGTTTACCGCCCCGAGGCGTTCGTCGCGGGCGACGTCGAGGCCAGCGGCTCCGGCCGCCCCGTTCACATGAGGCAATCATGAAAATCAGGGCGTTGAAAACGCTGGTCGGCGAGTACGGCCGGCTGGCGAAGGGCGACATTGTCGAGATGCCAAACTGGCAGGCGAAGCCGTTGCTGGCGCTTGGATATGTCGAGGTTGCTGCGGAACTCATCAACGTTGAGGCGCCAGTTGCGCCGCGCAAGAGGGCCAAGCATGGCAAATCCAAAAACAAACAAGCGGCGGATGGCTAGCTACATCGGCGCGGACGTTGTCGACCCGGACGAATGGCCTGTTGCTCGTCCGCATCTCGTGGACGCGCCGACAGTGAGCGGTGTGGCGAAGGTCGGGGAAACTCTGACGGCAACGCCGGGAATATGGCAGGGAAGTCCGACGTTCGCGTACCAGTGGCTTGCTGACGGCGCTGCGATACCTGGCGCTACTTCTGCTTCATACGAGGCGGATGGGGGCGACGAGGGCAAGGTGCTTTCCGTTCGCGTGACGGCGACGAACGCTGGAGGCTCTGTGGTCGCGATGAGCGACGCCACCGCGGAGGTTGAGCCTGCTGGTGATGTCGAACAGGGTGATGAGCCGTAATGGCGTTGGTCGATTTCGCCCTCGTCAAAAAGCACCTCAGGGTCTTTCATGACGACGATGATGACACCATCGCGGCCTATCAGGCTGCAGCGGAGAACATCGTCGTCGAGTATCTTGACCGGGAAATAGTACCGACTGGTGGCGCGGTAGAAGGCGACGCCATAGAAGTGACGCCGGCCATTACGGCTGCGGTGTTGCTCGTGACGGGGGACCTTTACGAGGTTCGCGAGCCGGACCAGAAACAAGAAGGCGCGATGCTGCCGCGCGCCGTGCGCGC